GACCCCCGTTGTAGAGCCATTCATCAAGTGAATTAGCTTCCCAAATTGGGTAGAAGTGTAGTCCGATGGCATTGCTGCTCGGAACGACGGCTCCCGATATGATGTTGTTTCCATACATTAAACTCCCGGCTACGGGCTCACGGATGCCATCAATATCGACAGGGGGAGCCGCAATGAATGCAATGATAAAACATGTAGCAGCGGCCAACAGGGTTGGAATCATGAGGACTCCAAAGTGACCGATATAAAGACGATTGTTTGTACTGGTTACCCAGTTAAGATAAGAGTCCCAGGGGTTAACCTGAGACTTAGGTGCTGCAATAGCAGTAGTCATGAAGTTAATTAAGACGTGTTACTTTAACTCGCCCAACTCCAGAGGCAGTGAGACCGATAGTATCAGCCGCACCTTTACTGAGATCTAAACCTCTACCATATACGTAGGGTCCACGATCGTTGACCGTCACCACGGCACACCTCTTAAGACATACACGAAGTCGTGTGCCAAAGGGGAGTGTCTTGTGCGCTGCAGTAAGGCCGTTTTGATCATATCTAGAACCACTAGCTGTGTAGTGTCCATTAAAACCTGGACCATACCAACTCGTGATCACTGACAGAGTAGTTAGAAGAGGGATCATAATAAGATAGCAAGGAACATTTATATTTCCATCTACTCATTAAGGCTCAGCACTACTCGCTAGGGGCCAAGCCTCTCTAGTCAGTTACTTCTTCTTAGCTGTTTTAGCTGCCTTCTTAAATTGAGCAGCGGTAGGAGCACCAGGTGAACCAGGCTTCCTCATCTTCTCATTAGAACCAGCTTTAATACGCATACGCTTAGCATGAATGTTAGCGTATAAACCAGGCTTAGCCATTTAACATTTCCACTTACGTAGGGCTAGGGCTTTGCGAGTAGGTCTACCCTTCTCGTCTTTCATCGGTCCCTTCACACCACCCATACGGGCACAGAAGGAACGCTTACGTGGCCCTCCTTCAGGCTGTGGAGCCTTCAGGTTAGAGCCAGTAGCCTTGTTGTATTTAGCACGGCCAGCAGCCGTAAGGCCACCAGTCCGTGATTTGTGTACGCCAATCTTCAGACTGACGTTACTTTTTCTTTGTGCCATTTCCTTTATGGCCCTTCTTGCCGCAAGACATTAGAATACTCCAGGGATGATTTGACCAGTCACGATATAAGCACCAACAGCAGCCACGAAACCAAGCATAGCAAGGCGACCATTGAGGAGTTCAGCACGTTCGTTATGGGGTACAGTGTAGTCTTTGTCAGTATACATGGTGGGTTCTTTAGCGAAGACGTTACTAAGTTGTTGAGTGTTGGGCATTAGAATTGAAGATTAGAACGTTCAAGTTTTTCTGCGATATCTTGACGATAGGCAGGATCCTTATCGTAGCGAGGATCACTCATTGCTGCTACCAGCTCTGCTTGAGAGCGGAAGGCATCAGTGGTGTTCTTAGGAGCAGTGCCAGCAAGCAGCTCTCCATCGTAACCAACAGCATCTTGGTAACGTGCGTTCAATGCTTGAGCAGCAAAGAACATAGCAAGAGGGTCGCCGCGATCCATAACAGCATCATACATAGCCACCTCTTGCTCAGATAGATTTTGACTAGCCCATTGAATCATGTTCTGGTATTCAGTGTCACCACCAACTGACTCTTGGATCTGTGTAATATCTTCTGCTGTGGCTTGTGGTGTTTGCTGTTGTGCTCCACCCTTCTCAAGGAACATGTTAGCAACATCAACAGGGTTCATACCCTCAACTTTACTAACAAGTTCAGGATCCCATTCACCAGTACGGTAGGATTCCATGATAGTATCATAGAGATCTACCTCTTCGTTCTCCTCAGGTTGCTCCTCTTCTTGAGGTGCTTCCTCTTGTGCTTCTACCTCAGGCTCCTCTTTACCACTAAGACGTTTCTGTAGTTCAAGGTAACCACGTTCCAACTCCTCAGCTGACTTGTACTTACCAGCCAGGAGTTGTTGTTCTTGCTCAGCTAGCTTCTCACCAACTGCCAGAGAATCAAGCTCTTCAGCAGAGAACTCACCCTCTGCTTGTTCATACGGATTAAGTGTAATTTCGTTTGCCATTTGCTGTGATAACGGTTAGATTTCCAAGACCTACAGTCTTGACGAAATCGGGGGAACGACCGATGGTGGGTTCACCTACCTTAGTGCGCTTCATGTAAGGTGCAGCTTCAGTAGGTTGATCATCAACTGTGTCAACCGAAGGGACTTCCTCCGGGGATGTTGCTTTCTTGTTCGATCTCTGGGATCTCGTTGGTGTTTGTTTGTTCATTTGATCCGTTCAATAGGTCTGGATTCTTTGTAGGATCCATCAGTGGAGCCTTAGCCATGTTAGGTGCTTGCTTCAAAGCCTCCATCTGCATAGCTTGCTGTTGAGCTACCTGCTGCTCTTGCTGTACCTGGCTCATGGACTTGACAAGGTTCAGTACATCAATACCTTGAGCAGCAGCAAGACGCTTAACAGCCTCGTCTACATTAAGGAATGTACTCAGTGCTTCAGGTCCAAGTGTTTGAGCAATGACAGTAAAGAACTGAGTTAGTGACTCTCGATCCTGTCCTCGACCAAGTGCATTGATACCAGCAACAATGGTAGGACGTACGAGGTCCTTAGGAATACGAGGAATCTCTTGGTTCTTCTGCAGTACAGAGAGCTTACGATTCAGATAAGGTACCAAGAACTCAACAGTCAGCAGCGAGAATAATCCACCAAGCTGTTGCTCTAGTTCCATCTGAGTCATACGTACTTCCTCGGCAGTGGTACGCTCACTGTTACGTACATTGAGGATAAGGAATGCCTCACTCAACCGACGTTCCAGTACGCTAGCCATCTCCATAGCAGTCTTGAAGTCTGCCGTTTTACCAACTTGTACAACAGAGATATCATCAGGTCGTCCCTGAATGATGGCTCCGTTGCCCGCAGCAGAGAGTGTCTGAGGTTTGGTAGTACTAGAGGGGGAGACAGTAAAGACGACCTTAGCGGCGACTGCAGAGCCCTCTACGAGTGCTTGCATGAGAGCCTCAAGGGAGCGTAGGTCACCAAGGAATTCCTCTACCCTACCACGTCCAAACGGTTCACCATCTACTACGTTAAACCGTAGAACCAACCAAGGGTTAGCATCAAGTGGTGCCTTACCTTGTGAACCAGGAATGATCTTATCAAAGACTTCCTGGTGCCATATCATGCGATTGTTATCTCGCCTTACATGTGTGTAAACATCTACGTCCTCCTCATTATCAGCTCCATCCTCACCAGGTGAGTTAACAGGAAGACTTGTGTTAATGAGAGGTGCTAGAAGTTTACGACTAATACGTTCTCGTGTAACGATCTCTAGGATGTCACCGTTGCCATCTCGATCTACAACATACCTGTTCAATGGATATAACTTAAGCCCCTTAGGACCCATGTAGATCAACGCATTACCACCAACAACCAAATGCTTGAGAGCTTGGTGTACGGTAACACGATCACTAGATGCTGCTATAATCTCCATGACAGACCTCTCCATCTTAGCGAATGAGATATCAAGGTCTGATCGTGCCTCTGCTGGGAGATCTACACCGATCTTTGAATCATCGATCTGTAGCTTAAAGAAGCTGGTTTGAGGAGGTAGGAGAGCCAGCATCAATTTAGATGCTAGTGTCACTACACCCTTTGCACCAACACTTTGCCATGGTGTAATCAACCTAAGATTAGTTGACCGTCCTACGTCATCATCCTGTTGGATAAGAGTAGGGAGTGTCAACTGAGAGCACTGTACAGCTGTGTCTAGAAACGTGGAACGATATTTACTTAGATAATCGTATCGTGATTTAGCTGTCATTACATACCGCCTCTAAAGGCTCCAGTTGGGTTTACTCGTTGTGATCCAAGACCTTGTGCACGAGGACCTGAACGCTTACGGCTGCTACGTGCAGTCTTAAATCCAGCTGCCCAGTTAGCTAAGGCTTCACTGATTCCAGCTCCAAATTGTGGTGCTTTCTCCTCTTCGGGGGGAGGCTCAGGAAGCATGGTATCAATTTGTGCAGTACCATCACTAGGGGGAGGAGGAGGAGGACCTTGATCGTTTCCAGTGGTATCCATCATTCCATCATATGGACCTTTATTTCCCGGTGTATATTCAAATTGTTTACCCACACCTCTTACAGTCTGGCGGCCACCAGGCATAAGATCCATACCACGTGCCAAGAATGTAGGACCTACTGCAGTACTTCTAGATTGTTGACCACTGATTGGATTGATATAGCCTCCAGTGGAGCGACTACCAACCATACCTTGTAGCGTTTTACCAATCTTACCAGTACCAAAGGCTGACTTACCTAGACCAAGGAAGTTATCATAAGTAGGGGCTGCTTTACTAGCTTGCCGGATCAGCATGTTAGCTGCACCTGAGCTAAGGTTGATACCTACCTTACCTTTTTCTTTAAGGTTAGCGTTGATTTTATCAAGCCTTTGAATAAGTTGAGCACCGGAGCGATCGCTAGCTTTAGACAGTGCTTGAAGCTCTTTCTTACCAACACTACCACCAGTGCTACCTGCAATCTTCATTCCTTGAGAGATCTTAGGTGTTGGGGTTGCTGGTGCTTTATCTTTTTTAGCCATTGTTCTCTTCGTTGAGTTGGTGTTGGATCCACTCGACCACAGAACGTTGGCCAGAGCGGTACATTAT